AAGAGTCACGAAAGCCGTGCTGCATTCGAAAACATCGTCATGCGTTCCCTCCACACCAAACTTCACGGCAAAGCTAGACCGCGCTGCAAAGTGCGTCATTAAGGTGGTAACTGCGCTTGTGGTGTCGTCCACCAATCCGGACACGCTAATGCTTCCGGAGCGCGTGCTTTCCAACAGCTCGCGGAAGCCGCTGCTGTCTTTGGTGGTAATGTCTCGCGTCTCCATGGACAGGCTGATGCTGCCCTCCGTTTGGTCCGGCAATGCCGTACCAGCAATGCTAACCAGGTAAACTGTACCGTTAAAAATGGCACCCATTATTTCTCTTCTTTTGTGTTGTTTGCTATGATGGCGTTCAGCAACAAATCGACGTATGCAAAGACGCGATCGTCCTTCACGCTTGGCGTGAGGTTCACCACCACCTTAGCAAACACCATGAAAGCCAGGAGCAGCTCTGCCCAGTTGTTCAGGAAAAAGTCCATAGGGGCAAGTTAAGCAATGCTCGTGACCTCAAACACCAAAGACACAACAACGTTGCCTAAGATTTGGTCGGTGTCATTTCTAAGAATCATAGCATAAACAAATCCGGCTACCACTTCAGAACCGTTGAAACTTACGTTATACGATTGACCTTTGTTGACCGGCGTGGTTATCGTCTCTGATTCTAGACTGCTGGATGCGGTCACGCTGCTTAATCTGTGAAAATCTAGAACAATGGTCCCGCTGGTCATATTGTTTCCGCTTTGCCTCCACAGATATGCCTTCTTCAAACTACCATTAAAAGGACATAGAAAAGCGTGGCGGTATTGCAGACTAGCATTTTCCGTAGTGCCTTCCCAAGGTATGTACACATTAACAACACCGTCTGTGTTGTGGAAGTAGCTAGTTAGCGTGTAGTACGATGATCCGCCGCCGGAAGTCACCGTGCCGGTGGTGCCGTCAATGGACAGGCTGCCATTGCTAAACACCAACTTGTTCACCGCACCGCTTGGAGACCCATCTGCTTCCTCCACCGTAAAGGTATTGCTGGGGAAGTTTGCGACGCTGACTGCGGTGCCGGTGCGCTGGATGCGCACGTCATAGGTCTGCTCTAAAATGTATACACGTTGGTCCGCATCGAACTCCACATCAATGGTGTCGATGTCAATGCTCTGCACCTGGACACCGTTGAATGTCCCGCTGACCCTATCCAGCGCACCGCGCACAGCAATGCCCAAATCCATGGCCTGCTCGTAGTCGTCGCTAATGCAGAACACCTCCACACGCGCTGTGTCCAGCTTGGACGTGGCATTCTTAGTCGCCGTGATTTCGGTGTCTGCAATCGTGTACACCACGAAAGGCACGTCAGCATCCTGCTGTGCCAACTCCGGATAGATACGGTCTGCACAGATAGCGCCCACGGCGCTGCTGTCCTGCAAGAGTTTGAATATGGCCTTACCTGTCTCCATTACAGCTTGAATTTATCAAAGATGCGCCGGTATGCGCTGACCTGCATCCGCTCCATAACAGGGGAGTAACGGGCAAGGAAGGGGCGTATCTGATTGTAGTTCTTAGAACCTAGCGACCGACCGCGGCCACCGACCTGTCCACTCTCTACAATGGCGGCAAAGAAACCATCATTGCGGTCGGATCCGCCCATTCTTGGACCCACCCACACATTGATCTTGCTGCCTCGACTATTCTTTACGCCAATGCTTCGGTACAGGGTGCCTGGCTTGACGGTAAGAATCCTTCCCTTGTCATAGAAAACAAAGTCCCGACTCAGGCGCTTCTTCTTCAGTTTGTCTTTGAGTTTCTTGCTGGCCCCGCGTGCTATCTTTTTGTTGGCCGCGCGTAGTTCTTTGGCAGCCTCCTTTGGAAACTGTCCGATGCGGCCAATCTGCTTCTCCAACTCATCGAGACCGATGATGGTGGTGCGCTGTTTGCCACGGCGCATAGAGAGCTTCTTGTTAACGCCCATCCGTCCCCTTCTCTTTGCAGAAGATGCGCAAGCCGTCCCGCCGTCCAATCTCTTCGAAGCCTAGGATTTCGTACTCCCTTGACTCAAACAAAATCACATCGGCCTGGCTGATGCTCACGGCCGTTGCATCTGTAGGATCAGGATGGCGCACAATAAACGTGAGGCTACGCTGCGGAAACACTTGGTACGCCTTGACGCTCTCTGATGCGCTTCCGGCGTAGATGACCTCCGCCCACATCTGCACATCCGTTGTGCCGGATCCGGTGGGCTGACCATAGCTGTCCTGCGTCAGCGTCTGCTTCCGGTGCGTGATATACCGGTCTCTACGTCCTGCGTTCTTCATCGGAAGCTGATGATGCGGTACGGATTGAGCAAAGACTCCAAGCCGATCTTCAGTTTATTGGTCACACCCATTACCTCCGGCGCACGTTGGTCGTACATATGGGCCACCAACAACTTCACCGCGTGCTTAATTGGTGCCGGTACGCTGGCCTCCGCATAGCCAAGGTCCACCGTAATTTGCAGCTTTTTGTAGGTGTCTGAGAACACGCTGGGAATGTTGTTGAAGGACACGAGCATGGGGTCGCGGCCGCTGGTAGCATAGAAGTCGCTGCTCGGCATCGTGGCCGTCGTGCTGTCGCTGGTAGCGTACTTGACGTTGGTGATGCTGTTGACGGGGCCAATGGGCAACTCCACGAAGTCCGGAAACTCGCTGAAGAAAAACGTAGCCGACCGGTCGCCTAGGCGGATGTTGCAAAACTGCTCAACGTAGTTGATTGCAGCCTGCCGGATGGCCTCGATCAAAGTGTCCTCCGTCGAGTGAGTCACCCGCAAGAATGCCTTCAGCTCTGAGGTGGACAATACCTCCGATGCCGTGCCGTCGCTCGCTTCTGTTATCCCGTACTGCATACTGCAATTTCGACAAAAAAAGGGGGACCGAAGCCCCCCTTTTCTTTCGTCTGATTTGCTTATCAGGAGTTGTTTCCTGAGAAGGTTGCACCGCTGTCGTTGGCGATGATGAAGCCCATGTGACCTGGAGTCCGCAGCTTCACGTCGAAAAACTGGTCAGCCACGATCTTGACCGTGCCACCGGAAAGGCCAGTGAACGGATCGACCGTCAGGCTGAGTCCGCCCCAAGTGGCCCAAAAGACATTGCTGAAGTCTCCGTAGAGCATTCCGCCAATGTCAGCAGCGTTGCCAAAAGCAACATTCTCACCGTTCATGAACTGGTCGGCTTTGGCCGAATTCAGATTGAGTCGAGGCATAGTACCGGTCGTCACCACGGGGTAACCGTAAATCTGATTGTTGGCGAGAACCGGAGCGCCACCATCACCGGTGGTGTTCGTGTTGAACAGTACGCCGGCCGTCTTGGGGTGCATAACGAATGCTCCCTCTGCCACTCCGTTGCCGGTAATCTCAGCCCACAGGTCTGCAACATTATTAGCCGTAAGCACGGGGATGTCGTTGTCATCCACCTCCGTCAGAGCAACGATCGTGGCCTCGGACTGCGCGCGGCTGTCACCAGCGGTGGCGCTGATGGCAAGAACACCGGCAGAAAGCGTACCGCCTTGGTCAATCATGTTCTTGAAAGCAACGCGGTCAATCTGTGCGCCGATGGCGTTACCGAAGTCGCGAGCGATGACCTGCTGCATATTGCCGGTAGCCTGGTTCAGAGCCTCCTTGGTCACCGTAATCTCAGCGGCGTAACGCTGCGGGGTCAAGGTCACGGAGTTCATGGCTCCGGTAAACGCCGTAGCTGCAGCGCCTTCAGCCGGCGTGCTGGCCGCATCGTTGGGCAGGGTAGGCAATTTGATGTCGCCAACAAAGCCGGTCAACTGCGTAGCACCAACCGACTCAATGACGGCGCGCGGGCGGAGAGCCTCACGGACAGCGGTTGCCTCCAGGCCGGTTGTACTGACTGCGGTGTCAACGCTACCGCTAGTGGTGTTACCGTAGGTGTTCCGGAGCTGGAGGTAGCTCTGCGGAATGGCAACATTGCCACGCATAGCGAGACCCATAGCAGCGGATTCCTTTTGGGCTTCTGCCAACATCTCGGCTTCGGCTCCGTCCAGGTTGCGACCGTGGGCGGCGCAGCTCAGGGCGCGAAGCAGGTTGAACTCCCCGCCGACCTTGGCCAGCTCCTTCTCCTCAGAAACGGAGGGGGCGCCGGTCTGTGCCATACGCTTGATGCGGGCTTCGTTCTTGGCAAGAGCATCGCGCTGCTCTTCGGCCATCTCCAGCTTGGAGTGAATCTCCTGCGTTTCAGACAGCTCGTCTGCCGTCAGCGCACGTTCCTCACTCGAAGCCACGTTTTGGATGCTCTCCAGCTTGGACTCCAAAGAGTGGATGTGGTGCTGGGCATCGGTGCTTGTCTTGAAATTCATGTGTCTAATGATTGGAGGTGCAACGCTTTCTTTTTTGCGCGTCACAACCTCGGTTGCTTCAACTGCCTCACAAGTTACATCCTTTGGTTTATCTGTTTCCTTCTTTCGTGCTGCAACATCCGTCTGCGCATATGCCGGATAGGTGACCGGTGCAACATCGAACAACTGCGCCACCTTAGTTACGGTGCGCAACTCTTTCTCGCTATCGTAGTCCTGCTCGGCGATCGTAAACGCAAAGCTGGATTGGTTGATGTCGCCACGCTTTACCATCTCATACAAATCGCGGGCGGCTTGCGTATCGACCAACTCGGCCCTGTACTTCAGGCCGCGCTCATCGACGGACAGTTGCAACGTGCCGTTGGTGGTCCGCGCCAGTGGTGGCGGGTTATGATCGACCAACAGCCGCACGTCGTTGTCCAAGACATCATCGAAGGCACCTGGTGCAATCTTCTCACGGAAGGCACCGAGGTCTGTCTCCTCATCAAATACGGCAGCGTAGCCCTCCAGCACCATTGGCTTGGCGGCCCGCACCTCCATCGTGCGCGTCTGCTTTTCTAACTGCACCGGCTCGGTGCGCTCTTCTTGTTGTAGCTCCATGGCTCTTTCGTCTTCGTTGTCTGACCGCAGCGGGTGGCCCTCCGGAAATAAATCGGTGTCGTGCTTGCCGCCGCGGAACCTTTCGTTTTTCAATGCGTACAAAAAGCTATTCACCCTCGCCATAGCCCATTGTTCAGCAGAAGTTACCTGTGGCCTTACGCTCTGCGGATTGGTCTCATATGCTCCGATCCCGCGGTTGTAGACCTGCTCCAACATCCGGAGATTGGCTTTCTTGAATTGAGCCTCTACCTCTTCGTTGTGCTTCTCCACCTTGTTCTCGAGCGCGGTCTTGGCCGTGCCGCTCAACTCACGCTCCTGCATTTCCTTCACTCTTGCTTCGCTCCACCGCTTGGCTGCCTTGCCACCCCATAGCAGATAGCTGATGGTGCCACACGCCTTAGTGTCGCTTTCGTCATAGTAGGTCTCTGCTCGGCTCAGGAAGCTGAACATACGTACCACACGATCGTCGGATAGGGTCTCGCGGTTGGCTAGAATGCGCGCAGTCTCCTTGCCGACATCCGTTGCACAGCGGCCGCCAACCTCTTCATTCAACTCACGCCCACGGCGGGCGTTGTTGGTCATCGCCTGGGGGTAATCATTATAGGGCACTACTCTGCTTTTCGGACCACTCGTCCAATTTGTCGAGTGCAATCTGATTAATCTGCACCATAGCTAGGTCGCCGTTGTCCAAGGCATTCATGTCCTCAGCGGCGCGCGCCTCGTTGATCGTCATGATTCCGGCTTTGACCAAGCGGTCGTAGTAGTTGGCGCGGGCGGCGCTGTCGCCACGCAGTAGGTCCGACAAGTCAAACTTGGATGACAGGTCCGGCTCACGGCTCAACAGCTTGATGTCAATCTCCTGCTGGATGCGCTTCACCCACGGCACGATTGTGTACTTCGCAAA